CTTGCCGAGTATCAGCATAATGGGTATAGTGTAACTGCGAGTCATCCATCCTATTCTGGCTCTCCAATGTCGAAGGGTCAGTTTCAGTTTGATCTATGGAACGATTTGCCTCGTGAGACTCCTTACCTAAACTGGAATAATCTTCGAGCGAGCAATGGTTATAATGGTGTTCGCAACTCTCTGCTTGTAGCACCCATGCCTACAGCCAGCACATCTCAAATTCTTGGAAACAACGAATGCTTTGAACCATTCACTTCCAATATCTATACTCGCCGTGTTCTTGCAGGAGACTTCATGGTAGTAAATAAGTATTTAGTGGACGAACTTACAAAGCTAAATCTATGGACTACAGAGATTCGCACTCGAATTATTGCAGACAATGGTAGTATTCAGAGCATCACAGAAATTCCAGAGAGTATTCGAGAGGTCTATAAGACTGTATGGGAGATTCCTCAGAAAGTATTAATCGATATGGCTGCTGATCGAGCCCCATTTATCTGCCAGTCGCAGTCGCTCAATCTATTCCTTTCCGAACCCACATATGCAAAGATATCAAGTATGCATATGTATGCTTGGAAGAAAGGTCTAAAAACAGGTTGCTATTATCTTCGCACAAAGGCAGCTTCATCGGCCCAAAAATTCACAGTCGAACCCCCTGCGTCAAATAATTGTTTGACATGCTCATCCTAAGAATTTCTCTAAAGCAGAGTATAAAACAAATGGAAGGTTTCATCCCAGTCAATGGATCTGCTGGCAATTCTGCCCCTGTTGGGGCTGTTCTCGGTGGTCGCCGTCGTAAGCTAAAGCTTGTCACGAAGAAGCAGGCTCGTAAGATGCTTAAGAAGCTTGGTAAGAAGCTTAAGGGCGGTGGCGATGAGCCCGTCGTTGTAGCCGCCGATGCGCCTGCGGGTGGCAAGCGCACTCGCAAGAAGCGCGCAGCGTCTCGCAAGGCTTCACTCGGCAAGATGTTTGGCCTTTAAAGATTCACCAATTTCCGAAACCATCGCAAATAGTTTTTCATTGAAACCAAAGTGGCATCCATTTGGCTCCTTGAACTCAGGAATCTTACGAGACGACGTATTTCTTGAATGAACTAAACTAACAATAACCTCCTGGGGAGATAACTCCCGACACATGTGCTCGCGACCGCGAATAAATGCGTCACCTTCTGCAATTTGAGTATCGCCAAACTTACGCTCTTCCCAAAAGCTACGAGTAAAAACTAGAGTAGCTTCAGATACTCGCTCAGACATTGGTAGAGAAAGAGGAGGAGCATTCATAAAAGAAGAATAATTACAGATATCGTAACAAGGAATCACACTACAGAAGGCACACTCCTTTTTAGGAGAGGCAAGAAGCATAGCAGTACGATGTAATACACTATTATTTGGGTATACGTCATCATCATCCATAAATGTAATTACATTATACATTGCCTTTGAAATACCAATATTACGCTTCTCACCAATTGTCTTCTTTTCATTCAGCCTTACATATACTACATTCGGAACACCAAAAAGTGTATCTTCAATAGAATCATCGCCATCATCTACTACAATTAGTTCCATCTTCTCTTCAGGATATGACTGAATCATGTAAGAATACTTCATAACTGGCATAAATAGACGTCTATCCCGTGTTACACAAACAATGGATACATTTGGCAACTGATCTTCCTTTGGCATAATATCCTTGAGTGAATATGGAGTTTCAATAGAAAAGATAACCGGAAGTAGGTCTTTCATATACGCAATAAATCTACGATGGTTTGTTTCATATAGAGTGCGCATAACCTCAGAGTCTGTTTTGTGTTCCCTCTTTGACTTATGATTATATCGTTGCAATACCTCGCAGAGAGAGTTCTTATCAGAGTTTACTAGAAGACCAAAACAACTGTCATGTATCATAGTTTCACGTGGGTGAACAAATAGAGCCTCTTCTGCTACATCTTCTAAAAATGGAGCAATGGAAGATAAAATTAGATTACATCCAGAAGACATAGCCTCATTTACTGCATGACCAAATCCCTCTGTTTTAGATAGGCAAATACAAAGACCCGATTCCTTGACTAGATTATCGTAGTCTTCACTTGAGAGTTTACCATGTAAAACTACTTTATCTGTAATTAAATCGGGTACATCAATTTGTCTCTGCGATACTACATTCAAGACTGGAAGACGAGCAAAATCAATTGGAGCAGTCTGCTTTAAACGAATATATGCATCAAAAATTACTTGAATCTCTCGATATATATTTTTTCCCAAAGGAACAATTGCCTTATAATAATTCTTTTTAGAAGAGTATTCCTTACTTAATGACGTCCAGCCAATATATCTTACATGTGTCGCAGTTAATGACTTAAAAATGCGTTCAGCTTCATGAGTCTTTACCCAAATTTCATTAACCATATGCATATAAGGAATCCAATCTTGAAATGTCCATTCGTGATTGGGAATCCAAATGTTTCGCCCTGCGTATGGAAAAAGACAAGGATTTATAATCTCAAAAAAGATATTGAAATCTGCCTCAATACATTGAGGTTGAGTATATTGAATTAAAGCGATTTGAACCTTATCATCAAAAACTGCCGTAAGAAGACCACGAATAATATCGACATCTTGTGCCAATCCAGTATCCTTACGATGATTACTAATTAGATTTATTCTCATTTACATTTTAACTTACTTTGGAAGTAAACGCCTTGTAGCGCGCCCACGAAAGGGACGACGAAGTGTTTTTGATCTTACTTCTAAATATCTTAGGTAAGTCTTCCAAGACTCACTATCTTGTGATACACAAGGTGCAAACACGCATGGTCTATCACGCCACCATTTTACATTCTTTTCACCATACCATCTCCAAAGTTGAACAGGGTCTTTAATTTCTTTGGATTCACTTAATTCAGTTTCCTGAGTGAGTCTACGACAGTCGTCCTTTTCATCTGTAGAGAAGTATCCATAATGAGGACTAAATAAATCTGTTTTATAAAGCTCAATAGGAACAAACTGCTTACCACTCCATGCTATCCCGCCAATAGGACGAAATGAATCCCAAAGAGTTTCAAATACATACAACTTACTATTTAGTTTTCCGTATATGTTATCGTGAAATGTAATTAACTCCATTATCTGCCTAGAAGAAAGACTTCAGCTCACCAGTACGCGTCCCATATACTTCAACATTCATTGGGTTTGCGATAGGAGGCGCAAACACTTCCAAATCTTGGACATAAAACTGGTGAAAATCAACCTCCGAGTATACCTTAGCCGCCGAGAAGCCAACAACACGAGCATTTAGATCTGCTAACTCTTCAGCTACAGCACCAGCATTCTTTGCATACATCAAATAGTAGCTGCGCATAATAATCTGAATCTGCTGTTCATCCTGCTTATCAATACTATACTTTCCACCACTCATACGATGAACTTGCTCTCGAATATCAGACTGAATTTTATCGATGTTAGCCTGACTAAAAAAGATTTCATTAAGAGGTGTTGAATAATGAATGTGTCCAATTAAGTCAGTGCGAATTGTTTGCTGATCAAAAAGTTGCATTCCCGTAGGAGTGCTCTTATAAGCAGTGGCAGCATATGCGTTAGCTGCTTTGTCACGTATATTTGATACCGGTCCACTCATGCTAGGTCCAGCAAAAAGATGATTGCTTGATGTCATATTGTAACGACTTTGAACACTCTTAGGGTCCACAAATGCTGAGCTATCCATTTATACTTGTAATTTACTTATTTTCCAGTAAAGCTTGATATGTCGCATTTGATAGACATTCTTCAATTTGAAGAGTTAATGAAAAACTACCATATTTCATGTCAAGTATATTTCCATATGCATCTATAACTGAAACACTAATTAGATTAATATTTGTTGGTTGTTGAAAATGATATTGTTTATGAGTCGTATTTAGACTATTATTATCATATTGTGTAGTAAATTTTGGCACATTCAATACAATCTTCATAAAAGCAGTAAATTGTGTCTGATTTCCATTAACATGAGTAATTAAGTTCCAATCACATAACTTTAAGAATACATATTTGTCTTGAACTATGTCTGGAAAAGTATCGGCAATAATTTTAGGTGTATTGAATCCGTTTGGACGATATAGATTTATAAGTGCTTCTGGAGGAAGTAATGGCTTTGAGAAAACTTGTTTTTCAAGTATTCCTAAGTTATATCCAATTCCATTGCCATATGAATTTGATGTTGAAGTTGGAAATATAACTGAAAAATTACGAGAAGGATTGTAATCTTCATTAAAATATATTAAATGAGATGTCGCTGCATAGTTTATACTTATAATTGCAACATCATTGCCAAAACCATCTAACGTCGTTAAAGCAGGAACTCTAAGAATAGCATATTGTATTGCTCCCAATAAAGTTGTTCTATCTGGTGTATCTGCAACTGGCACATAACCAGCGGGCACAGGATTAGGTATAACATTTGGAATATAAGGTGTACCTGTAACTGTATTAACAATATTTATATAATTTCCATCAGGTATTGTTATTATCCATGTATTAGATGTATCAGCCGATGTAGATGTATATGGATAAATAATGCTAAAAGTAGTATTTCCTCTTTTAGATGAAAAACTATAAAAACTATTTGAAAATTCAAGAGAGGTAACTTCTACAGAATATACATTTTTATATTGACGGGAAGTTCTTAAGACAAAATTGCTACCAAGTTGTAAATTTGGTATAGGCACTCCATTAGTAGCCCCTGTGGTATTTCCCGAACAGTTATATATTGGTGTAACACTTGGAGCCGCATTCTGTCGAAAACTTCCGTCAATATTCAAAACATTCATACGAAAAATACTATCTTTTTTTACATTTGCAAGACCATCTCCGCCGATTGCCTTCTCGGGCTGAATTACATGCTCTGGTTTTCCTCTATCACCATGAAACTTATTAAATTCTTCTTTATCTTCTAACTCATTATCAGAATAATCAAATTTTTCATAGGGTGGTTGATCTTCATCATCATATTCAAGCTGATGAACTAATACATTTTTTGCATTTTCATCATACACTTCAGCTAATATTTGCTGATATGTCGGCTCCATTTACTATGATAATTTCAATTTATGTAAGTAAATAGAACATGGCGTTATCATCTAGCGCATGGTTATCGCAATCTAGAAACATTGTATGCGGGTCTACAGGAGCACAAGGTCCTACAGGCCCACAAGGTCCGCAGGGTAATTCAACTGGTCTCACATTTTATTATGGTATAACTCCAACTGGAGCAACAGGAACTGCAGCTGTTACAACTGGCACTATGATGACATATCCTCCACCACAA